GCCGCTCACTGCTGTCAGCACCAATCCGAACGGCGTAGGCGGAATACCCGATGACGCTGCCGTTGGTGATGTAGCGGCCAGAGCGGCCCCACGAGAACTGGTGCCAATGTCCGATGCACGTCAAATCAGCACGCGTCGTCGAGTCCCACGCTGCAATCTTTTTCCGAAGAGGCACATGCACCCCCCCAATTCCGCCTTGGTATTTCACGGAGTGACCATGAGAGAACCGCACCACGAACCCGTCGAGATCGACGTAGTTGAGATGACCCTCACCAACACGCCACGCGACGTTCTTCCTCGACTCCGCAGCCGCCATCGTCACGTAGAGGTGGTGCTCGTAGGACGTGTCGGCTTCGTTCGTGCGGAGCTTCTCGGTGGTGCGTCCGTGATTGCCGCACGACGTGACGACGAGCACCTCGGTGGCCGTATCGCTCACGGCGTCGATGAATCCACGCAGACGCTCGCCGATCCATCGCAGCGCCGCGAGTGGGTGCAGCGAGTTCTCCTCGGCGAGCTCGGGATGGATCATCCCTGAGATAAGGTCACCTCCCAGCCAGACGACGACGCGGTCGATCTTGCACAGTTGCCGCTCGTGTTCGAGCAGGGCGAAGAATCGCTCGCTCAACTCGGCGAGCCGGGCGTCGCACACGTCGAGGTCGAAGGCGTTGAGCCCGTTGACCTGCTCGCTCCGCACTGTCTCTTCGCAGTGGATGTCAGAGAGCAGCACGACCATCGTCGCGGGGTGCCGACGACCCTTGACAGTTTTGGTCAAGGGCTTCTTGCCCTCGATTCCCTTGAGTCCGACGAACGCATCGGCACGCTCACGCTCGCGGTCGATCTGAGCGAGTGCGGATCGGTAGCGGCCCTTCAGTGCCGCAACCTCGGCACGCAGACGTGCGACCTCGGCGTCAGCGGCGAGTTGCTCGGCCGTCGCGGCGGCAGCGATGACGGCGTCGGTTAGCGACGCTTGTTTGCGCACAGCCAATGTTCGACTCCCTGTACGCCGCTCACGGGCAGACCGCGATCCTTGAGGGACTGAATGATCGACCGCGCGAGAGCGCGTTTTTGCAGTCCGAGTTCGCCGCTCACCCACCGCTCGCGAAGTGCCTCCAGTTCCGCGAGCACGTCGGCTGGCAGGTCGCAGTGCCAGGCGTTGAATCCGGGCTTGTAGTTCTTCACCCGCGCCACGATCTCGTCGGCGATCGACGCAGGCTTCTGCTTACTCGCCACGCGGCACCTCGCGGTATCGGAGGATCTGCCAGAGGACACGACGCTGGACGCGGGCGAGCTCGGTGATCGTGTCCTCACTGATGGTGGACCCGAGAACCGCATGGGCGATCTCGTGGAGGATCGTCTCCATGCGTTGAGAGCCTACGAGACGCTCGTCAACCAAGAGCTTCGGCGGCTTTTCGTCATAGCACGTCCAGCCGTCGGCGCGGCCCTTCAGCCGCGTGAAACGCAGGAGCCATCGCTGGCCCGCGATCGTGATGTCGTGATCGTCTGCCACGGCACCCGTCCTCCTGCGTCCATGGTGGATAAGGTGTCAAGAAATGCCGTACCACCGGGCGGCCTTGTTCAAAACCCGCTCGATGCGGTCTTGCTGCTTGTAGCCCCACTGGTTGAGCCACTGCTGCCGCTTCGCGCAGCCGCAGTCCTTGACGCGAGTCCACGCCTGCACACGCTCTTTCGTGATGCCGATGCCGGTGAGCATTCGTTCGACCAGGTCGCCGACGGCAACGCGAGACATGCGACGCGGCTGCGGCTTGACCGACACGCGAACCGTCGAGAATTGTTTGACGATTGCGAGGTACGCGTCTTGCGGTATTTCGTAGTGCGTGTCGTCACCGCCGACGACGGCAGCCTCGACCGCAGCGAGGTAGCCCGGGCTGCGTGAATTCTTCGCGGCGACGGCGGAACGCAGGACTTTCATTGTTTGCTACTCGCACGGGTTTGGATCGCAGTCAGTGCCGACGCCCTGCCATACGCCCGCAGACTTGTTGAACCATGTTCCAGAGTCTTCGCAATAAAATTCCGTCGTGCTTGGCTCGCATTGTCCATCTGTGCAACACGCGCCACATTCACATGCGTTTATATCTAATTCTACGGAAAGTGTGCTAACTGCTGCGTGAGCGAGGAATTCTGCGTATGCGGCAGGACATTGTCCCGCAAAGTTTCCGGCGGTCATCAGAATTGCAATGTCAAGAATGTTCACGGTGATGTTAGCCGTCGCTTGACTGCATTCGCAGAATTGAAGCGCAAAGGGTGTAGAGACATCGAAGTCCGACTGTGCTGTGGTGTCGAACACTCTAAAAATAAGACTAAAATTGCAGCACGCCGGGCAATTGCAGTTGTCCGTACTTTGCTCGCCAAACAAACCTGTGAGCTTAGCTGCCAATCGAAATGTAGTGTTGTTGCAGGATATCGTCGTTGAATCTATAGCTGTTGGAGCATTGCTAACATCTGCGCTTCCCGGACTGCGCGTGCCGGATACTTGGCTCCCGTTGTTTATTCGGTAGGCGTATCCGACTTCTACATTGCATATGCCTTCGTCTGGATGTCCAGTGCTGCCGTGGTTGCATCTATTGCACGGCTCGCACTCATCACAACACGCCGAGCACGCCCCGAACAAAAGGCCGATCGGATACATGCCGCCCGCGAGCAGCATGATGCCGTATGCCAAGAGCACAAATGGATCGTCGATCATTGTGAGCACACTGCCGCGATGAGAAACCATGCCGTGCCGTCCTTCGCAATAGCACAGTCGCCCGAGCCGCTTGGCGACGGCACCGCAGCGAAGAGGTTCAAGGCCGATGCCGTATTCGGCGTGCTCGTTTGATATTTGAACGCGACGGTCTTCGACGCACCGACGGCCCACGCTCCCGAGAACGTCGCGATGCGGAAGGTCTTGCGCGAGTCAGACGAGACGACACCGAACCGCAGTGGCGAGGCGCTCCGATCGCCAGCCTCGTAGTCACGCACGACCGCCGCGATCCGCTCGGCCGAGCCCTTCGTGAAGGTCACGCGCTGCGGCCGTGCCGGTTGTCCGTCCGGTCGCTGCGGCATCTCAGCCCTCGTAGATCGAGATGACGAGCCGTGAGTTAGCGACCGCCGCCTTCGCGCCGTAGTCGCCTGCCGCGAGACGCATCACCGCAGCCTCGCCAGCACGCAGCGTCACGGCTTCGTAGAGCGTCGTGCCTTCGAGTCTGCCGAACGACACGGTGTGCGTCCCGGTTGTCGCCAGCGATCGAGCAAATGCCAGCCCGACGCTGGAGAGCGACGCTGTCGAGATAGCCTGCGTAGCGGTCCCGAGGTTCAGCGTCAGGGCGATCATGCCCGTGGTGTTCATGTCCGCAGTGACGCCGCTCGCGGCGAACGACTGCGAGAGCGCACCCTTCGCGACTTGCCCGTTGATCGTGTAGTTCACGTCTGCCATGTTCGCCTCAGAACGGTGGTGTGCCGAAGTAGCCGGAAAAATCGACCTCACGAAAGACGCGACGAGTGAGGATGATCGGCAGCGAGCCTGCCGACGCAAGCCCTCCAGACTCTGTAAGCGCGACGGGGCTCGCAGCTGCGATGTCCTCGTTGTCTAGTTTGACCGTCGCCCTCTTTTTCTCGCTGCCCTGGATGTAGTTCAATCCGATGTTCGGCAGCAGCAAGTTCCACCCGCTCTGCCGAAACACGAGCTCGGTCGTGCCGCTCCAGTAGTTGATCTCGATGCCGTTGACGACCTCTGACTGCTTGCTCGCGGAGATGCCTGCGCACTGCCATGTGTGCGTTGCGCCCCATAGATAAGGGCCGGAGTTGATGCAGTTCGTCACGCCCGCAGCGAGGTCGGCCGGAAAGATCGCCCGGTTCCATGCGATCGTCGCACGCACCTCGGCTTCGAGCGTGGTCAGTCCCTCAAAATAATCGTTGGCGGCATTGACGAGCGGGCGTCGGTCGCCGTTGCCGCTGCCGTGGTAGTAGACCAGAGCAGGCACTTGGGCACCGCCGGTCGAGAACGACCACACGTCAGGGCGAGCGAGAGGGTTCGGTTGGAAGTCAGACGTGCCGACCTGCGGCAGTTCGTAGCTGTACGTCGCCTCGACGTGATACCGATCCGTCTCGGTGAACGACCCGTTCGTGCAGACGAGGTAGGCGTACTCGGGATGTGCGCTCCCGTGGTAGATCCCGACCGCATCGAGCACAGCCTGCTGCGACTCGGGCGCATCGACCGTGACGATGACCTTGCGCTGGGCAGTCGGCGACGAGCCGAAGCGATGCTCGAACGTGCGAGGCAGGATCTCGGTGGTTTGCAGGATTGCCATGAGTTAGCCGCCGATAATCTCGACCGCACCGCCGACACGCACGATTTCCTGACGCAGTTTCTGGAGCTCCTGCGTCTGCCTGCGAGCCTCTTCGATCGCCGGATCTTGTCTGCCAGACGCGATCCGCAAAAACTCGTCGATACCTCCTGAGCGGAGATCCTGAACCTGGAGCGGCTCCTGCGAGACTCGCGAGAGTTTGTCGAGCCGCTCTTCGGTAATCTCCGCGACCCTCGTGTCCAGCTTGACCTGAAGGTCGAGCCCTTCCTTGAGCCGATCGATAGTCCGCTTGAACTCATCCTCGTCGATGATGTTGTCCGTGAGGTTCTGCCGCAGTTCCTCGATGCGAGACGAGAAAGCGTCAAACCCTTCCTGCGAAATCTCGAACGCCGCACCGGCGTTGTTCAACTGCTCTTGGATGCCGACGAGTTGCTCGCTCTGGACGACCGCCTGCTCGAACACCTCTTGCAGGCGGGAGACGGCCGTGACGTACGTATCCGGGTCGATCACATCGGCTTCGAGTTCGGATCGCAGTTCTTTGATCGTCTCGCTGAACTGGCGGAATGCACCGGGTGCGACCGTGAACGCCTCGAAAGAAAACGCCTTGTCGAGGTCGGCGTTGACCTTCGCGATGATCTCCTCGTTCTTCTTCGCCGCCTTTTCCTGTGCAGAGAGTTGCGCGGCGAGCGCTGTCGCCGCTGCGTTGCGTGCGCCGGTCTCTTCACTGATCAGAGCGTTGAGCCGCGACTGTGCGTCGGCGACCGCCAGCGCCTCGGCCTCGACGAGTTGCCCATCTGCCGCAGCGATCTCGGCCGCCTGTCGATACGCCTCGAACGCCTCACGCAGGCGCTCGGCGGGCAGTCCGGTGCTCTCCTCCAGTTGAATAATCTTCTCGCGAGCCGCGTCCACCTGCGACTGAATCTGCGAGATCGGATTGCGAGCGTTCTCGACCGCCGCACGGATCTGCTCTACCGCCTGCGTTGCGGCACCCTGGTTCGGGTTCTCGCCCGAGAGAAAGCGGTTGTAGGCGTCCTCGAAAGCCTTGTTGCGAGCCTCGACCTGCTCCGCAGCGGCAGTAGCAAGGTCCGCGCCGAATTGCTGGAGCGTCTGCCCAGCCTCACCAGTGCCGGGAATGAACGAGATCGCCTTGCCGAGGGCGGAAACAGCATTGCCGACGATCCTCGCCAAGACGTTGCCGATGTTCAAAAACCCGTTGAAAACCCGCTGCACGACGAGACCGACTGCCGTCAACGCATCGACGACGCCAGCCAAGTTCGACGACGAGCGTTCCACGGACTCTGAGTAGAGACCGAATGACGTGGCGAATACATTCAGTCCGCTGACCGTGCGGTCGAAGACCTGAGCGAATACGTCGGCGACGTTGAGGAGACCATCTACGAATCCTTGGCCAATCGACGCACCACCTGCGTCTCCTACGAACGACGTGAACGCATCAGCGGCTGCTTGGATGCCCGGCGACAGGTCGGCGACAATCTGCCGCACCACGCCCTCGATGCTCTTCCCGGCGAGCGTGAATGCGTCGTTCATCGCCTCGACGTTGCGGGCTTGCACGTCATTGAGCGCGAGCCCTAGCCGGATCGCTTGATTCGCAATGCCAGCGACCGCGTCGCCACCGCCCTCGAAGAGCGGCAGAAGCGATGCCCCTGACTTGCCGAACAAAGCTACGGCCGCAGCGGACCTGCCCGCCGGGTCTGGGATTTCGTTGATCGCTGACGCGATCGCTTGAAACTGTTGCGTAGCGTTCTGCCCCGCGAGATCCTGCACCGAGAGGCCGAGGCCCGTGAATGCCTGCACAGCCTCCTTGCCACCTGCCTGGGCTCGCCCGAGCTGTACCTGTAGCTTGCTCAGCGCCGCGCCGAGTTGATCGCTCGACACGCCAGCCAAGTCGCCCGCGAGCTCCAGCCCAGAGAGTTCCTCGAACGTAATACCGAGCGATCTTGCGAGCTTGCTCGATGCGTCGGTGCTGTTCGCCACCGACCGGCCGAATCCGACCAGCGCCTGCGTCGCCTGCTGAAGTCCGCTCGCGACCGCCGTGATGCTGCTGATCGCTACGCGTCCGATGGCGATGTTTTTCAGAACTCCGAGATCACGACCGGCTTTCTTGCCCGAGTTCCCAAGGGTGTCGAGCCTGCGCTCCACGTCCTTCACCGACTTCGCGAGTGAAGCGGTGTTGGCGCTGATCTGCATCGCCAACGCGAGAGTAGTCGCCATCACTCACCGTCCAAGTCTGCCTGTAGTCGTCTCAGCGTCGCCGTGATCTGCGTGTGGTGCTGCGGTGCGTGCGGGTCGAGCGGCATCAGTTCTTCAATCGTCGGCGGCTTGCCCTTGCAGTACGGGGCGACACTTGCCGCAGCCACAAGCGCCGACTGCCTCCACTGGTTACCGATCGGCTCGAAGTACCTGTCGTAGATGATCCACTCCGTGAACTCTCGCGAGTCCATCTCCTCGCACAATTGCCGCACCGTTTTCTTCAGGTGGCCCGCCAGCCGAAAGAGAAATCGCCTCTCGGGACGGGCATTCATTCCCCCGCGAGTTCGTCTGCGTCCTTTTGTGTCATGCCGTTGTGTGCCATCGCCACTTCCCACAGGCGATTCATGACACGGCCGTTCTTTTTCGCCAGCGTCTCGATGTCTTCCTTCGTGAACAGCAGATGCCCGCTCGCGTCGCACAGGCACGCCTGGAGGTACTTCGTGCGGAAGTTGTCCACGTGCTTCCCACCGGCGCGGATGTACTCCAGCTCAAACGCGTCTCGCTCACCCACGCTCATCACGCGGATGTAGACGGCGTCGCCCCACTCGGGCACCTTGACCTCAAGGGGCTTCGAGTCGTCGGCGGCGAGGATCTGCTCTTTCGTGAGTGGCATATCAGTTATCCAAGAGGGTGAACTCGGCGGTGTACCGCGTCACGCCATTGACTTCAGCGGCAGCGGACACCGATTCCAATACTGCCTTCTGAGTCAAATTCATCCCGCCGCCTGCCACCGTGAGCGTGTTGCGGCTGCCGACGAGCGCGATGCTCGGGACGGTGCCGAATGCGGACACCGAGACGCTGCCGGGATTCGGGTTGAAGTTCCCGGAGCGGCCGACGTTCTCGCCGCCGTATGTCCACGAAAGACCGGAGATCTCGGTGAACGTCACGCTGCCCCACGTCGCCGAGATGCCCGTCGAGTACGTCGCCACTGCGGGAACCTCCCCGCG